GAGCTTACAGACTACGAAGCGACAAGATGGTATGCAGTTAGCGGAGAATTTGTAGACTTGTGCAACAGATGCTTTGCTGTTACTCTAGATGACGGTGATGTAATCGACCGCGCAGATTTGCGTACACTCGCAGACTTAGAGGAGATGATATATCATGAGCAAGATTGGGAACTGGATATTGGAACAGGAACAGTTGATGGAGACTTACAAGAAGTTTGACCACAACCCTGAACAAAACGATTTAAACGAGGCGTACTATGAGTATCTGTTACTTGGATATCGAAACTACTTTGGATCACTCAACGATCTGGTGTGCAGTTACGAAGGTGAAGAACGATATACAAGTCCACACTACAGCCAGTACTTTGCAGAAGGTGTTGAATGATGCTGAAAAAATTGTGGGGCATAATCTCATCGGCTTCGATGTTGGTGTTCTTGATCGTGTTTGGAACGTACGCATCTCTAGGGATCATGTTGTGGACACTCTCTACCTCTCCAGACTCTACAACCCCAGTCAAGAAGGCGGACATTCCCTGCGAAACTGGGGCACAATTCTTGGAGGAACTGGAAAGATTGCATTCGAGGACTTCGATGCAGGCTTTACTGAAGAGATGGTCGAGTACTGCATAGCTGACGTTGAACTAACTGAGCGTGTGCATAAGTGGTTGGAGTTGCAGCTAGACAAAGAAGGTTTCTCTCAGCAGTCAATTGATCTGGAGCATCGAGTAGGCTGGATAACGACTGAGCAGGAACGCAATGGCTTCAAGCTTGACGTACCGTATGCTGAGAAGTTGATGATGGATCTCATGTTTGAGATGAACAACATCGAAGCAGAACTACAGGCTATCTTCCCACCTATCGTTGAAGAGCGATGGTCTGAGAAGACAGGAAAACAACTAAAAGACAAAGTCACAGTGTTCAATCCCGGTTCACGCAAGCAGATAGCAGAGCGCCTGCAAGGTCTTGGTGTCAAGTTCGACAAGAAGACTGAGAAAGGTAACATCATCGTGGACGAGAAGGTTCTCGAAGGCATCGACAGACCAGAAGCTAAGGCTGTTGCACGGTACATGATGTTGCAGAAACGTGTCGCACAGATTGATAGCTGGTTGAAGGCAGTCAAGGACGACGGCAGGGTGCATGGCAGGGTCATCACCAACGGTGCTGTGACGGGACGTATGACACACCAGTCGCCTAACATGGCTCAAGTTCCTGCAGTGTCTGCGCCGTTTGGAACTGAGTGTCGATCATGCTGGACTGTTGACGAAGGTAACGTACTTGTTGGTATTGATGCCAGCGGATTAGAGCTACGCATGTTGGCTCACTACATGGACGACGAAGACTATACAAATGAAATCCTCAATGGCGATATTCATACAGCTAATCAACGGGCTGCGGGACTTGAGACACGACCTCTTGCAAAGACATTCATATATGCGTTTCTGTATGGGGCCGGAGATGCTAAAATCGGAGCTATCGTTGGAGGAAATAGCGGCACTGGAAGAAGGCTTAAAGAGAGATTTCTACACAACACGCCTGCTCTTGAAGAACTTAGAGGAAGAATTGATAGACAGGCTCAATCAGGCGTACTTGTTGGCCTCGATGGACGAAAACTCAGAGTCAGATCCCAACACGCCGCATTAAATACACTTTTACAGGGTGCAGGAGCTTGCGTTATGAAACAAGCGGTGGTACACTTAGCAGATAAACTACGCAACATTCCACACAAATTTGTAGCCAACGTACATGACGAGTGGCAGATAGAAACACCAGCGCACTATGCAGATACAGTCGGACGTATCGGTGTGCGCTCAATCAGAATCGCCGGAGAGACGCTTGGCCTACGGTGTCCATTAGACGGCGAGTATCGTGTAGGCAACAACTGGGCTGAAACTCACTAGGAGAAATCTATGACAGCTAACAAACTACCACCCATTACTGTTCGCGGAACTGTTTACTGGTGCGAGCGCAACAAGCTCAACAAGTACAGTAACAAGTACCAAGTGCAGCTTGGCAACCTTAGCGAGAAAGCTATTGAAGCCATTGAAGAGATGGGTATTGCGCCTAGCAACAAAGGTGATGAACGAGAGTTCTTTATTACCATGAAGTCTAAGAACCCAATGCGGTTGACAGACGAGAACGGTGTAGAGATACCTGAAGATGTTCTCATCGCTAACGGATCACAAGCAGTGGCAGTGGTAGGCTACTACGATTGGTCTGTTGGTACAGGTCGTTCACCATCGATGATCAAGATGAAGGTTACGGAGTTGATCGAGTACACTGATAACGCCGTTTCTGAAGCGGAAGCGTTGTGATCCTTGTTGATGGTGACATCGTAGCTTATCGTTGTGCATTCAAGTGCGACGATGAGTCAGTTAAGACTGCCTGTTATACTACGGGCAGTTTCTTATCTGATCTGATCAGTGATCTATACACACAGATAGATGACGAGCCAGAGTACCGTGTTTACCTGACAGGCAAGGGTAACTTCCGTAATGATGTAGCTGTGACTGCGCCTTACAAGGGTAATCGTAAGGACAAAGAAAAGCCTGTACATTTGGAAGCCATACGTCAGTATCTGATAGATGATTGGAATGCTGTTGTGTCAGACGGTGAGGAAGCTGATGACTTGATTGCTATCGACGCTACCGCCACCCCTGACAGCATCATCGTCAGTCTCGACAAGGACTTTCAACAAGTACCGTGCAGACATTACAACTTCAACAAACGTGAACTAACTTCTGTTACTGAAGAGGAAGGCTTGCTGTTCTTCTACCGTCAGATCATCATGGGTGACAAAGCTGATAACATTGTCGGCGTGTATGGTATCGGTGATAAGAAGTCTCAGAAGCTCCTTGAAGGACTGACAGAGATAGAGATGTTCAACAAGTGCGTTGAGTTGTTAGAGTCTGAAGAGCGTGTCATTGAGAACGCTAGGCTGCTATGGCTACGTCGTGAACCTAATCAGATGTGGGAAAGACCAAGTGAAGAAAAGAACGAGACGTAACATACCGCAAGGTTACGACAGTTGGTTTGAGTTTGATCTTCACAAGAAGTTTAAACGGTGCGAGTACCACGTTGACAAGATAACCTATACTCAAGTACGAACATACGAGCCTGACTTTATCTACAGGGACGGTTCGTATACAATCTACATTGAGGCTAAAGGGAGGTTCCGTGATAGAGCAGAAGCGAAGAAGTATGTTGATATTAGCCGATGCCTTGGCGAACAGGAGACGTTGGTATTCGTCTTCCAAAACCCAAGAACAGCCATGCCCGGAGCAAGACGTAGAAGTGACGGGACAAGGTACACCATGCAAGAGTGGGCAGACAAGCAAGGCTTCTTGTGGTACACACCAGAAACCTGCCCTGCAGGATGGAGTAAAAAATGACTAGACATTTAGTAATACCTGATACACAAGTAAAACCTGATATGCCTGTTGACCACCTGTACTGGGCTGGTCGTTACGCGGCAGCAACTAAGCCTGACGTTATCATTCATCTGGGGGATCACTGGGACATGCCAAGTCTCAGTAGCTATGACGTTGGGAAGAAGTCGTTTGAGGGTAGACGTTACGTCAACGACATTGAAGCCGGTAAACAAGCTATGTGGGCATTCCTACATCCTATTCGTGATGAGCAACGCAGACTGCGTCTCAACAAGAAGAAGACGTGGAACCCTCGTATGGTGTTCTTGTTAGGTAACCACGAACAGCGCATTGAGAGGGCCATAGAAACCGATGCAAAGCTTGAGGGGCTAATGAGCTACGATGACTTTCAACTGGAGAAAGCTGGCTGGGAAGTTGTACCGTTCCTTGAGCCTATCATCATCGATGGTATTGCTTACTGTCACTACTTTACCAGTGGTGTCATGGGCAGACCAGTAACGTGTGCGAAGTTGATGTTGCAGAAAAAGTTCATGTCATGCATCATGGGACATGTACAAGATCGCGACATAGCCTATGCAAGAAAGGCAGATGGTAGTAACATCACAGGGTTGTTTGCTGGTATCTATTACAACCACGATGAGGACTACTTAAACCCTCAAACAAACGGTAGTTGGTCTGGTATATGGATGCTCAACGAGGTAGACAACGGTTCATTCGATGAGTTACCTGTTAGCATGAACTATCTAAGGAGAAAGTACGGATGAGTATTGACAACGCAACCCCTGATGATTGGGATACTTTACGATCACTGAATAGTCTATCAATCAGGAAACCTACAACTGACCCAGTAGAGAAACCTGACCATTACAACAAGGGCGCTATCGAAGCTATTGAAGGCATCAAGGCATCTATGCCGCCCAACGAGTTCAACGGCTATCTAAAAGGTAATGCATTGAAGTATCTATGGCGTTACGATTACAAAGGTAAACCAGTAGAAGACTTACGCAAGTGTCGCTGGTACCTTGACAGACTGATTAA